AACAGCGCAACGCTCAACGCACATATCCTGACCATCCCGATCTCGGCAACTGTCCGGGGGTGGGTGGTAACGCTCCCGACCTCGCAGTCTCTGAGGGCCGAGATCGCAACCCTTCCCACTTCCCAGACCCTTAATGCGCACATCATCACATTGCCCACGTCTTCGGTGCTGAGAGCACAGGTGCTGACGCTGCCGACATCGACCCAGATCTCCACCTTGCCAAACTCGCAGACGCTCAATGCTCACATAGTGACTCTCCCCACATCACATACCCAGGCCGGGCAGTTCGCAACCCTGCCCACTTCCGAGAACGTCCTCGGCCTGGTCGGTTCCCTGGACCTCAAGATCTCATCCCTGGACGGCCTCATGGCGACCTTCCCGAACAGCGGGGCGGTCTATGACATGATCTCTTCCCTCGATCTGAGGGTGCAGAGCCTGGATGTCCGTGTTCAATCGGTAGACGGTAGGGTTGCGACCCTGCCGAACAGTGCGGGGCTCTTCGCTCTCGTGGGGAGTCTCGATACAAGGGTGAGCTCACTCGACATCCGGGTAAGCAGCCTGCACAATTACTCCCTGGCCGACATCACCAGCGGGTTCTTCGGCTACGAACAGGACAGCGGCCATACCTACCTCCAGGCGCAGCGGGAGAAGTTCAGCTTCCTCTTGGGCGTGGCATCCGGCGGCGGGACGAGCACCCTGGTGTTCCGTGACAAGGGGGACTCCAAGAACCGGGTGAGCATGACCGTGGATTCGGCTGGCAACCGCTCCGCCGTGACCCTGGACGGTGACTGATGCTCGGCGGCGCTCTTCCCGTAAGGGCTCACCCCGAACTCGCCTTCCCCGGCTGGAACTCCTTCCCGCTATGGGGGCCGGAGACCGTCATCCTTCCCACCGGGCCGTTCACCATATCGGTCAAGGCATGGCGGCCGTCCATCCTGTTTGCCGCATCCAGGCCCACCATGACTACGACCTACGCAAGGCCGACCATCTCCATCGAGGAGCACTGACATGACAACCAAGAACGAGCGCATCGATCACGACCTGGAGATCAACGAGGGCGAGACCCCGAGCCTGCTCTTTACGGCCAAGGATGGGGACGCGGTTGCCATCACGGCGAACCTGATCTCCGGGGTATACGTCCGGGTGGATGATTATCATTCCGACACGGCCCTGATGGCCAGGACGGCGATCTCGTCCCTGACGAACCCGACCAGCTTCACCCTGTCGAACTCCATGACCTGTATCGTGAACTCGGGGAGGCCCTTCGAGTTCCGCTTCGTGACGGTAGAGTATATCTGGAACAGCAGCAACCACATACCGGACGAGTACGTCCTGAAGGTGCAGAACCTGAAGTACCATTAAGGCGGATGCATGGCTAAGAAGACCAGAGAGGTCACCGAGCGGGAGATCATCGCGTCCCTGAAGAAAACAGGGGCGAGGGTGGCCATCTCCGCACAGAAGCTCGGCATGTCTTACCAGGGCCTGTACCAGAGGATCAACAGGCACGAGAAACTGAGGGAGGCCCTCCAGAGCATCCGAGAACTCAGCCTCGACATGGTGGAGGATAAGCTATGGGCGGACGTGAAGAAGGGCGAGCACTACGCCATCTGCTTCTACCTGAAGTGCCAGGGCAAGCACCGGGGGTGGATTGAGACCGTCCGCAACGAGCACTCAGGCCCGGACGGCGGACCCATACAGACCGAGGACAAGAAGCCGGATTATTCCAAACTGAGCAAGGATGAACTTAAACAGCTCCATGAACTCTACGAGAAGCTCTACGCCAAGGATTAGGCCGGGCGACAAGAGCGACATAGACAAGGCCCTGGCCGAGAAGGATCTCGCGTTCTTCATCAGGGCCTTGTGGCGGTATATCGACCCCTCCCCGTATGTGGGCGGGTGGCACATCGCCGCTATCTGTGAGCACCTGGAGGCGGTAACCAGAGGCGAGATCAGGCGGCTCCTCATCACCATGCCGCCCAGGCACATGAAGTCCATCGGCGTGTCGGTTGCCTGGCCCGCCTGGTCGTGGATCTCCAGGCCGGATGCCAGGTTCCTCTTCAGCTCGTATGCGGCTAACCTCGCCATACGTGACTCGGTGAAGTGCAGGCGGCTCATTGAATGCCCTCAGTACCAGGCATGGTGGGCTGACAGGTTCGCCCTGACCTCGGACCAGAACACCAAGATACGCTTCGAGAACGACCACCAGGGGTACAGGATCAGCACCTCGGTGGGCGGGGCGAACACGGGCGAGGGCGGCGACATCATCGTGATCGATGACCCGCACAACGCCATCGAGGTCGAGAGCGATATACAGCGCCAGGCATGTATCGACTGGTGGGACGGCGCCATGTCCACCAGGCTCAACGATGCGAGGACCGGAGCCTATGTGATCGTGTGCCAGCGGACCCACTACCGGGACCTGATCGGCCATGTGCTGAACCAGGAGGATTGGGTCCACCTGAACCTTCCCGCCGAGTTCGAGCCCGGCAACAGGTGCGTGACCTCCATCGGGTGGGAAGACCCCAGGAAGGAAGAGGGCGAGCTGCTCTGGCCGGACAAGTTCAGGGGCGAGGACATCGACATCCTCAAGGAGAAGCTCGGGACGTACCGGGCGGCGGCTCAGTTGCAGCAGAGGCCCTCACCGAAGGGCGGGGGCATCATCAAGATCGATTGGTTCAACTACCTTCCGGCCGAGCCGTTCACCCTGGCGAAGATCCAATCCTGGGACACGGCTTTCAAGGAGGGCAAGGAGAACGACTACTCCGTCTGTGAGACATGGCTCCAGACAGAGGCCGGATACATGCTCTCCCATGTGTGGCGGGGTAAAGTGGCCTTCCCGGACCTCAAGCGCATCGCCGTGAGCCTCTACGAGAGAGAGAAACCCTCGGCGGTCCTGGTGGAGGATGCGGCCAGCGGCCAGAGTCTGATCCAGGAGCTGCGGAAGACCACCATCCCGATCATCCCGGTGAAGCCTGACCGGGACAAGATCGCACGGGCATCCGCCGTATCCCCGACCATCGAGGCGGGGAAGGTCTACCTCCTGGAAGGATCTGAATGGCTGCAACCGTTCCTTGACGAGTGCATGCAGTTTCCGGCTGGCGAGCACGATGACCAGATCGATGCCATGACCCAGGCGCTGGACTATCTCAGGAACAAGGGCGGAGCCTCCTGGACCGGCTCCATGATCGTGGGCGAATCCATAGCGAGCAAAGGGGACTGGTAGAATGAAGAACATCCTGGACATCTTCAGACGGAAAGACAATGCGGCTCCTGCGCCAGCCTCCGAAGAGAAACCCAAGGCACTGAAGCCGGGCGAGATCGGCTTCGCCATATCGAACCTGTACGGCACGGGTTCATGGTCCCGGTACAACCCGGACGAGCTCATGCAGAACAAGGGATACAAGGTCTATCGCCGCATGATGATGGACGATCAGGTCAAGGCATGCCTGCGGTTCAAGCAGTACAGCGTCATCAGCCGGAGCTACTACTTCGATGTGAAGGAGAACGAGGAGGGCAACCCGGATCCGCAGCACGAGGAGATGGCCGACTTCTTCGAGGCCGTGATCTCCCACCTGAGGGGGTCCTGGACCGATAAGCTCATCGAGATCCTCTCCGCCATGGAGAACGGATACAGCATCACGGAGAAGGTCTTCGAGCCGTTCACCTGGGATGGCAGGGCCATGTGGGGCATCAGGGACCTCAAGACCAGGCCCTTCGAGTCGTTCAATACCGGCATCACCACGGATGCGCACGGGAACATCGAGAAGATCGAGCAGGTATCCGGGGCCATGAAGGTGGAGCTGCCCCTGGACAAGGTGATCCACTTCGTCTACCAGCCTGACCGTGACCGGGTCTTCGGCGAGTCCGACCTGAGGGCTTGCTACCGGGCCTGGTGGTCGAAAGACATCACCATCAAATTCTGGAACATCTTCCTTGAGCGCATGGCCGGTGGGTTCAACCACGCCAAGGTGACCGGGAATCTCTCCGATGCACAGAAGGCGGACCTCCAGAAGACCATCGCCAATATCACGGCATCGACCGGCATCATCACCCCGGACACCGTGGACATCACCCAGATGCAGCCCCACACCACCACGGCCTACCGGGACGCCATCGCCAGCCATGACAAGGCGATCAGCAAGTCCCTCCTGGTGCCCAACCTCCTGGGGATCTCCGAACAGGATAGCGTGGGATCATACTCCCAGAGTCAGACGCAGTTCGATGCGTTCATGTTCGTGCTGGAGCATATCGGCAACTGCCTGGCCGAGGCGCTGAATGAGCAGCTGTTCCGCGACCTGGCCCTGTGGAACTTCGGCACCGAGGACTTCCCGGCCTTCAGGTGGGAGGAGATGAGCGAGGACCGGAAAGGCAAGATCGCGGCAATGTGGTCCGACCTCGTGAGCAAGGGCGCGGTCACCAAGTCCGACACGGACGAGGCGTACATCAGGCGGCTCGTGGGATTCCCCGAGAAGGCCGAAGAGGAGGAACCGGAGGACCCCATACCCGGCGAGGGTGAGATCTTCCCCATCAACGGGCAGGGCTCAGAAGAAGAGGAACCCGACAACGAGGACATCATAGAGGAGATCCCGGACGAGGAGAAGAAGGCGCACGTCCGGAAGATGTTCGCGGCCCGCCCCTGGATGCGCCGGGTGAACTTCACGGCCATCAAGAAGGAGATGGACCGGGGCGACCAGGCCCTGACCGATGACCTGAACGACCTCCTGGCACAGGCCAGGATCTCCATCGAGAAACAGATCGCCAAGATCGTGGGGGACAGGTCCATGGGCAACGTGGACCCGAAGGAGATCGAGGGGGTCAAGATTCCATCGGGCATCCTCTCGGCCATCAGGAAGACCCTGCGGAAGAACCTGCAGGAAACCCTGGACACATCCTACGAGCAGGCCAAGAAGGAGCTGCCGAAGAAGAAGATGAAGGCCGCCCCGAAGTACCGCCCCGGCATGGACAAGACGAAGGCGGAGAAGTTCCTCTCCTCCAGGGCCATGAAGATCACCGGGGTGATCGAGCAGAGGGTCCTGAACGCCACCCAGACCGTCCTGGAGAACGGCATCCGGTACGACAAGGCCCTGGGTACGACCATGAAGGAACTCAGGGAAGACACCGAGCTGGTCGGATACCTGCCGGACGTGGACGCTGCCGGCCGACCGGTGAACGTACCGGCCCGGTTGGAGAACATCGTGCGCACGAACACGGCCTATGCCTGGAACGAGGCACGGCAGGCACTGTTCACCGATCCCGACATGCGGGGGTTTGTGGAGGCGTTCGAATACAGCGCCATCCTCGATGACCGGACATCCGAGGTCTGCGAGGCCTTAGATGGAAAAATACAACGTGATTTCGGGAGTTTACAACCCCCAAATCATTTTATGTGTCGATCCCTCCTGATCCCGGTCACCACGGTGGACGAGTGGAACGGCAAGGAGGACACCATACCAGCGGATGTCAAACCACAGAAGGGGTTCATGTAACCCAGGAGGAGGCCCTATGATCACCCTGCGCACCATCACCACCATCGAGCTGTCGAACGCCTGTTCCCTGGCCTGTCCGTACTGCGTCAACCGCCTCATGCACAAGCACGGCCGGGAATATGGCATCATGGATGAGGCCACCTTCGATCGGTCCCTCTACTGGCTCCAGATGCTGTGCGACCTCGGCACCCAGGCCGAAGTGAACCTCAACGGCAACGGCGAGAGCCTCCTGGACCCGGACCTTCCGGCCAGGATCCGAAGGGTCAAGGACATCATGGGGGAGCGCCGGGTCTGCATGTGCACGAACGGCACCCACATGACCTATGAGATGGCTTGCAAGATCCGGGATGCCGGTCTCGATCAGTGCGACCTCTCCCCCCACTCGCCCTTCCATGCTCGTCAGGCGGCTATCGCCATGATGAAGGCGCAGCTCACGGGGATCATCAATATGGGGTCCATCGTCATGTCCCATAATTGGGCCGGGCAGCTCGAGGAGCACAACAGCATCGACATGGTCTTCACCACCAGGTGCGACCCTCTCATCGAGGGCCGGGGGTACATCCAGAGAGAGGGCGGGGTAAGTCCCTGCTGCTATGACTACCGGGGCCTCGGGCAGTACGGGACCGTGTTCGATGATGATCTACTGGAGCGGCCGATCAAGGCTTATTCCCTCTGCAAGACCTGTCACCAGATAATACCGGAAGAGATCCGGGAGGAGGTGGAGGCATGAAGATCTCCACCATCAACTCCATCGAGACCTCTTCCCTGTGTGACCGGAGATGCCCGTACTGCCCGGCCAAGGATCAGGGCAAGCACCGCACGACCGGCCTCATGGATATGGAGACCTTCGATGCTGCCCTCCTGTGGGTCCGCCACTTCTCGGTGAAGGGAACCCAGAGGGAGCTCAACCTGTTCGGCGTGGGCGAGCCTACGCTCAACCCCCTTCTTCCGGAGATGATCTCCAAGGCCAGGGCGGTCATGCCCCTGCGCCTGCCGGTCCACATCAACACGAACGGCCACTGGATAGACATCACCACGACCCTGCTCACCGAGGGCGAGCTGGACTATGCCAGGAGACTGAAGACGGCGGGGATCGATCACATCGACATTACCGGGCATGACGCTTTCAGGACGGCCAAGGCCATCAGGATCTTCCAGGCCGTGGGGATCTGCGGGAATCTCAGCTTCGACTACATCACGCAGCCGAATAATTGGGCGGGGCAGGTGGATTGGTTCAAGCCGGTCTACAACGCCGGGCCATGCCCGTGGCTAGGCAGGGGCCAGGTCATGGTCATGAGTGACGGAAATGTCACCCGGTGCTGTATTGATGCCTTCGGTACCGGCATCCTGGGAACCGTCCATGACCAGCTCGACACCATCGAGGCATCACCCTTCGCCTTGTGCGAGGGATGCCATCACCAGGTGGCCATGTAAGGAAATCATGACCTGATACGTTTATAACATAAGAAGCTGTCACCGGGTCTGATCAACCCGGACAGGTAAAAGGAAAGACAAGGCCGTGCGGGCCGCACACTGCACGGCCTTTTTCTTTCCACATGGAGGCATCAGAGAATGGCAGACGAACCGAAGCTCCATGAATTCGATGTTGAGGCATTCGCCGCCGGGACATGGAACGGCGACAAGTACACCGTGGAAGATCTCCAGGCCATGGTCGCCAACTTCCAGGCCCTGGGGGAAACCGTCAAACCCCCGGTGAAACTCGGCCACAACGAGAAGCAGCTCAAGGAGATCATGCAGGACGGTCAGCCTGCCCTCGGGTGGGTCAAGTCCCTGCGGTGCGTCAAGGACAAATTGATCGCCACCCTCACCCAGGTGCCGGATCTGGTTTACAAGGCCATCCGGTCCGGTCGGTACAAGAGGGTGAGCTCGGAGATCTACTGGAACTACAAGCAGGGCGGGAAGGTGTTCGATAAGGTCTTCGCCGGTCTCGCCCTCCTCGGAGCGGATATCCCCGCCGTGTCTACCCTCGCGGACCTGGAGGCATACCTCAGTCAATCCATGCGTGACGCATCGTTTGACCGTATCGCCTGCCATTCCTGGGAGATGGACGAGGGCGGGAACCAAATAAACTCCCACGATAAAGGAGATACCCATATCATGGACGAAAAGGAAAAGAAGATATTCACGGACAAGATCGCCGACCTCGAGAGCAAGATCGCCGAACTCACCCCGGAGGCGGCTGCATCCAAGACCTACAAGGCCGAGCTGGACAGCCTGAAGAAGACACTCTCGGACGGCAAGAAGGCCGCCCAGGAGACCGACCTCAAGGCGTTCTGCGAGGGCCTGGTCACCGCTGGCAAGCTCACCCCCGCATGCCGGGACATCCTGACCGACTTCGGCAAGCACTCGTACTCCGAGGACTCCGGCTACTCCATCCCGGTCTCCACCGTCATCGAGGCGCTCAAGACCTTCGAGAAGGCCGTCATCTCCTTCGACGAGAAGGGCACGAGCGACAAGAAGAAGGACGAGGGCGAGAAACATGTCTTCACCGAGGCCGAGGAGAAGGCGAAAGCCTACCAGAAGGAGAACCCGAAGGCATCCCTGGGCGAGGCTTACAAGGCCGTGTTCAACGCGGACAAGGAGCTCTTCGACCGCTACATGAAGGCGTCCACCAACACCGGCGCGTCTGACGAAGAGTAGGGGGGTGACGCATGGCGACTGAAAACAAAGTTCTCATTACCACCCTCACCGCCGGAGAGGATCTCTACGCTGACGGCTACCGCTACCATGCCATTGCCCTGAACGATGGCAAGCTGGCCGTGAACGGCGAGGAAGCGAGCGGCATCCTTCTCAACAAGCCGAAGTCGGGCGAGCATCTTGAGCTCGGCTACGGCGGGGAGATGATATTCGCCGCAGGGCAGGCCCTCACCGCCGGAGACAAGGTCACCGTGACCACCAGCGGGTGGTTCATGAAAGCCGATTCCCTCGATCCGGGCGACATCATCGTGGGCGAGGTCAAGGCGAACGTGACATCCGGTTCCCTCGGCACGGGGATCTTCTGGTTCCCGAGCGCCGACTACACGCCCCAGGGGTTCACGGCGAACATCGCTGCCAAGGACGCCATCGGGGCCGGGTATGCGACCGACCTCTACGCCGGGGCCGTGGCGGCCAACGGGTACGATGCGGACGCTGTGGCCCAGAACACCGTCTCATCCGGCGGCACGACCAACTTCCTCCTGCAGGGAGTCGGTGCTGGCAGGGTAGGGGCTCCGACCTCGGCGGGGAATAACCTCACAGTCACCACGAGCGGGTATTTCACGCCCACGGTGGGATCTGGCGGCATGATCGTGGCCAAGGCCATCTCTGCCATCGCCAGCGGGACCACCGGGAACCTCATATTCTACGGGCAGGCCGGGTACAAGGCCACGTCCTGGACGGCCTAACACCACGAAAGGAGAATCTGAAACATGGCGATAAAAGGCGACTTTCTTTCAGCCACCATCACGGCTGGTTCCGACCTGTCGGGCCTCCAGTATTATGTGGTGGCGCTCCATGACGGCAACCGGGCCATCAACGGGCATGAGGCCTGCGGCATCTTGCAGAACAAGCCCAAGACCGGGGAGGCGGCCCTTGTCGGCTATGTCGGCCTCATGAAGTACCGGGCAGGCGGTGCCATCACGCAGGGGAACAAGCTCGCCGTGGACTCGAACTCCACGATGATCAAGGCCGCCTCTGGCGACCTGATCAAGGGCGAGGCCCTCAACACCGTGACCTCCGGGTCCATCGGCATGGGCATATTCAGCTTCCCCTCATTCTTCGGTGTCGATTCGGCAACTGCCGCATCGTAACCACATCACGACACGAAAGGAGAACCATACTATGGCAGGCGGCGGATTCACCGGACATGATGTCCATATCGATGTGCCCCTCTCCCAGGTGGCCATCGCATACAACCCCAGGGGTTTCATCGCGGATCAGATCGCTCCCATGGTGGGAGTCAACAAGCAGTCAGACGGATACTACATCTGGGACATCGCTGATGCGTACCGGGTGGAGGATTCCAAAAGGGCACCGGGTGCTGAGGCGAACGTGATCGAGAGGTCCGTCAGCTCCGGGACCTACTTCGCCAAGAACTACGCATTCAAGGATCGCATCCCTTACGAGGACATCAAGAATGTCGATGCGGGGGCGATCTTCCTGGAGCGGCAGGCACGGGCGGAGTTCATCAAGTCCAAGCTGTACCTCGATTGGGAGCGCAGGGTTGCCCTGATGGTCACCTCCGGCTCCAACTGCGGGTCTTACGACTCCGTTGACTCGGGCTGGACCGATAAGCGGCAGAACTACTCCGACCCGCTCGGGTGCATCAACACGGCTATCCTGAACGTGGAAGGGCTTACCGGCGTGAGACCGAATTCCATCCTGTTCGGACGGTACGCATGGCACCTTTTCCGGCAGCACCAGGAAGTGAAGGACTGCATCTTCGGAACGGCCGGAGCTGCATCGGGCGGCCGGGTGGTCACCCTGGAGAACGTCAAGACGCTGTTCGAGGTCGAGCGGGCTCTCGTGGGCGGGGCGTACTACAACTCCGCAGACGAGGGGCAGGCGGCCTCGCTGGCCAGGATCTGGAACGACCAGGTGCTGGTGTATTACGCACCAATGGCGGCGTCCAAGACCGAACCCTCCTTCATGTACAGCTTCCGGTGGGATGCAGTCCCCGGCATGAACATGACGGCGGAAGTCTTCGATCTGCCCAGGAACAAGGCCGAGGAAGTCCAGCTCGGCTACTATCAGGACGAGAAGATCACGGCGAAGACGCTGGGCTTCTTGATCGTAGGCGTGGGGTCCTCGCAGTAGCGCAGGCTGCGAGTCAACCGGGACGTGGGGGGAGCACCTCCTCTCCCCCCACTTCATCAGGAGGTACAAGTTGACGAACGATGCGAAGCGGTACGGGCTTCATCCGAGCAACCGCAAGGAGAAGATGAAGCCCAAGGAGTTGATGGCGCTGCTCGATGGCCTCGGCGTTCCCTA